GCAGATGGTTTAGGTGTAGCCTTAGAAGGAGTTACATACTCAGCTCCTCTAGCCATTGCTACAAGTCTATCAATATCAATACCTCCTGGACATTGCGTTTGAGCCACAACTCGGTGACCAATGATATGTTGGTTATCAATAGGAATACCATAGCGTTCACAGATGTCTCTAATAAGCTTAGCAGAGTTTCTGTAGGTTTCCTCAGCAATAGTCCATGTAGGAGCACCTGTGTTGTTTAAGTGCTCAATACCAATAGATCGTTGGTTCACAGGATAGTTTCCTGCATGGTAAGCAACATAGTTCTCACCTACACATCCCCATATCTTATCAGGAGTTACTTGGTAGTGAGCAGATGTACCATGACCTGAAGAAACATACCAAGTATGTCTAGCTACAGCATCATTAGTTGTAGCGTTGTGGTGTATCAGAATGGTATCAATCTTAGTTCTATTGCTATCACAGTTCATTGGGTTAGGGTCTACACCAGTAATGAGTCCTGAGTAGATTTCTCCATTAATATTCTTAGTAGGTACAGCCACAGTTGTGTTTCCTCCTTGTGGTTTAGCTTGTGTAGCCTTCTTCTTAAGTCTGAAGGCTGTAGGGTAAGTAGCAGAATAAGGAAGCTTCACAAGGTTTGCAGAAGATCCTCCTGCTGGGTTAGTAAGTTGACTTCCTTGGTTTTGACCTAAGAACCAACCAAAACCTCCACCTGCATCATGGTCAAATAATGCTACGTGAGAAACAGGAGTCCATCCAGCTACCTCCATAAAGACAGTAACATCTCCTTCTTCCAATATCTCTACTTCATCAAAGTATTTTAGGATACCATTAGTTCTTCTTTGTTCCCAAAGATCTTTTACGTAGCCTGATACAGTACAGTTAGCATAAGGTACTCCATTTTCCTTACACCATTGTGCATATAAATCCCAGCACTGAAACCCAAAGCTCCCATCTACATCTGTGCCTCTATCAGTCCACTTGGACTTAAAGGTTTTGTAATCCATGATTACTCTCCTTGAGATTCATTATATTTCTTGCTTGAGATACCTAGTACAGTACCAGTGAAAGTAGTAAGCAATGCTAGAGTACCTGTGATAGCAGTTGAGTCAAACTTATACAAAGCTCCAAGCCCTGTAATCAAAGTGATTAAAGCTGGTGCAACTACAGTCACAAGCTTTTTGTATAAGTCATATTGTTTATTTGTTAAGTTCATTTAGTCCTCCTTATTTATTATACCTTTTTAAAGATACCTGGAATATTAATAATAATTCTCTTATTGAAGATGTTAGGATTAGATGTTAGAGACATTCTGATAGCTCTACTATTAGGATCAACCCAAATAGAAGTATCCACATCTCCTACCCAAACCTGAGACTCAATAAGTGTTACTGGCACAGGTGCATCATTAGGTAGTGTAGCCACAATAGTACTCTTAGCCACAGGAGACATAACCTTCATATCTACTTTAAGAATACCAACACCAGTAGAGCTTGAGTAAGTTAGTGTAATTCTAGGAGCATTAGGTCCTTCAAAGTCTCCTTCTTTCACCTTAGTTTTATCAGTGAAAGATCCCTTATACACTGTAAGGTCAGTGGCTTTATTTTCCTGTGTGGTTAACAGGTTATCCACTTCCTTCTTAGTGTAAGTCTCAGCTTTCTTGTAGAACTTATTTAAAGCATCATCTAGGTTTACATTGTAAGTAGTTGTGGCATCTGCTTCAGCTTTAGTTACTACAACACCCTCAGTATCACTAGTAACAACAAACTCTTTACCTACACCCACTGGAAGAGTCACAGAGTTTCCATTAGAAATGGACAGTTCATTTCCTGTGAGTGTAAGTGTTTGTTTATCACTATCTTCTTTAGCCTCAAGGGCTTCAACCCTAGCTTTTAAGGCACTGTCATCATACACAGTATCCTTGTCTTCCTTTGCTTCTAATGCTTTAACTCTCTCTTTAAGAGCAGTGTCATCATAAGCCATAGAGATGGTATCTTTGTCATCAAACTCTACTTCACTAGAAGTTCCATCAACCCTAGTGTACTTGAGCTTAACTTTGTTACCTTCTCTAGACACAGTAACATCACTCACAAAATTGTCAGTCTTACCTTCTAAGGCTTTAATCCTATTGAGTACTTCTGTGTCATCATAGGTAGACCCTCCCTGATTTAGACAGCTAGGGTCAATTACTATCTTTACCATTGGCAATCTCCTCTTCTACATGCCTTCTCATCTTCTCATTAAGACCATGAATGTAATGGTTTCCACCAAGGTCATTAAAGTACTCCTTCACAAGAGGCTCAGTCATATCCCACT